CTATCCTCTTCGTCGGCAGCGTCAGATGTGTATAAGAGACAGGTTTATGGCAAGCCTGAGGGCTGGAAGACCTATCAGGTTACGATTGGTCTGAAGTATCGAGACGAGCCACATCCGTTGGATGATCGGCTTAGTCCTGATGGTTGGATCGAGCTGTGGGCTCCTGACGAGCGGCGTGCTCGAGAGATCGTTAATTCTGTCATGGATCAGAACTGGGCATTCCTTTACGACAAGGAGCGCGATCCTATCCGCATTGCACTTTTTCCGTTGGGGTGTATGGCACACATTCTGTCTTACAACAACCTGAACAACTATCAGTTGATCTGGGCACTCTAATGGCAATGTACGTTCTGCTCTCGTTTGCTGATGACGAAGATGCAATGCAATTCGTCGAAGCTAACCTGAGTGATCCGATACTTAAGGTCGAAGGCATCTACAAGAAGCCGACACAGTTCTGCAATCCGATGGACACTACTATTCATGGTACACGTCGTGTGCAAGGATGGACACAGGGCCAGAAGTACGGATGGTGGATCTGTAGCCGTTGTGGTAAGCCGTCAGCTGTGGCATCTAAGAATATGCCGAACGAGATTGGAGGCTGGAACTTGTTGGACAGGCTCTTTAAGAAGGAAGAGGAAGAGGTCGTACCTGATCCTCAGGACGTCTACGATGATAGGCGTGAGCATATGGATCGGGACGAAGGACTACATAGTTAGACGGTCTTCGGGGAAAGCTAAAGTCTAAACTTGCTTAGCCCCGGCTTCATGTGCTATTATATAACAAGCTCACACATAGAGGAGAGAATGTTGGAACTCGGCGAGTACATAGATCGTAAACTCGTTCATGAGATCCATACCTCGGGCCGTAAGTCATTCCGTACTTGTCGGCGTTCGTGGGACTGGGTATTCAATAAGCAGTACTATCCGATCACAACTGCAAAGCCGTTGGAGTTCGGTTCCGCCTATCATAAGGCGATGGAAGTTTATTACGACCCGAAGACTTGGGGTTGGGATGCCGAGCTTCGTCAGGCGTCTGCCATCGCAGCCTTCGAGGAGATGTGCGAGAAGCAGAAGGCCAAGGCTCTTATTGAGTCGATGTCTCTTGATGCAGATGTCGAAGCTGACTACAATGATAGAGTCGACCTCGGCGTTGGAATGCTCCGCTATTACTTCTCTGACGTAGCCCCTGTGGTTGATAAGGGCTGGAAGCCTATCTATGTAGAGGTCGGCTTCATGGTTCCGATTCCTAATCCGCATACGGGCGAAGATGCCATCTGGTGTAAGTGCGAGCAGTGCTGGGGACGTTGGCACACTCAGAACTCTGGTTGGCATCCTGGTATGGAGATTCCGGAATATGATCCTGTGGATCGTGCCAACTTCAAGGGGCTTCCGGTTGTCTATGCTGGTCGCATTGATATGATGGCTGAGGACGAGCAGGGCAATTACTATCTTTTCGACTGGAAGACAGCTGCCCGACTCATGGAGAATCATGAGTACCTATACTTGGATGATCAGATTGCTTCATACTGCTGGGCTATGTGGATTCTCGGCATTGACGTGAAGGGCTTCATCTATCACGAGCAGCGCAAGGCTTATCCAATTCCGCCTAAGAAGAATAAGCAGCAGCGCCTTGGGTGTTGGTACTCGGTTAGTAAGTCAGAGCCATATGAGTACGAACTGTACAAGAAGACTGTTGAAGAGGGCGATCCTCAGGCATATGCTCAAGGCCTCTATAATGATATGCTGATGCATCTGCAGAGTGCGAATGCCCGATTCCATAATCGCTTTCGTGTTATTAAGTCGCCTGCTGAGTTCGTAGAGATCGGTCGTAATATTGGGCTTGAGGCTCTCGAGATGACTGATCCGAACTTGGCTCTCTATCCGTCGCCTGGTACCTTCAAGTGCAGCTTCTGTGCTTTTCAGACGCCTTGCATGGAGAAGAACACTGGTGGCGATTATCAATATGCACTTGACACAATGTTTGAACAGCGTGAGGCATACTATGTACGTAATGAGCCCTCAACAGATAAGGTAGACAGATAATGGGTGAACGCTTGACACCGAATACACTTGCAGGATTGCAGATCAAGAGAATTGAAGAGCAGCCTCCTTTCTTCAACATGTTGTTCTATGGCGAGTCAGGAGTAGGTAAGACAGTCTTGGCCGGCTCGGCATCAGTAGTTCCCGAGATGTCGCCGGTGCTGTTCGTGGACATGGAAGGTGGTACGGCTTCCCTGCGGGCCACTTATCCAGATGTTCATACTGTTCGTGTTACGACGTGGAAGGAGATGTCTGAGCTTTATGAGGCTCTCTTCCATGGCGGACATGGTTACAAGACAGTCGTCCTAGATTCGCTGTCCGAGATTCAGAAGTTCAGTATGTATGATATCATGATGCAGCTTATGCAGAGCGCACCGGATCGAGATCCTGATGTGCCGAGCATGCGTGAGTGGGGAAAGAACCTCGAACAGATTCGTAGGTTCGTTCGTGGCTTCCGTGATATGCCTAATATGCATACGATCTTCACTGCGTTGGCTCAGACCGAAAAGAATACTCGGACAGGCCAGCAGACCACCGGGCCGATGCTTACGGGCAAGATGGCTAAGGAGGTCCCTGCGTTTCTTGACATCGTAGGGTACTACTATGTCAAGGATACTAGCAATGCCGAAGGCGGTACTGATCGTGAGCGTCTCTTGCTGACGACTAAGACCGATGAGTACATTGCTAAGGACAGAAGTGGAAAGCTTCCGCTTGTTGTCCAGTCTCCTACTATGCAGTCGCTTTATGATCTTATGACTGCAGGAGATAAGCATAAGGTCGAGTCCTCTACCGTAGAGGCCGATATCAGTGAACTAGTGGAAAAGGAAAAGTGAAATGAGTGATGCACCGCTGAAGATCAATCTGTCGGACGAGGAGCTTGCTTCTGAGGGTCGTTCTTTCGATCCGCTGCCGACGGGCAATTACATCTGCAACATCACGGACATCGAGCTGCGCGAGTCGAAGTCCGAAAAGAATCCGGGCGCGCCTTACTGGGCTGTCGAGATGACGGTTCAGGAGGGTCCTCACATCGACCGTAAGATCTGGGCGAATGTGATGCTCTGGGCTGGCGCGGCGTTCTCGCTCGTGCAGCTGCTCAAGGCGACCAACATGCTCAACGTCGACGATAAGAACAATGTCATTGTTCCGTCGGCTGATGATCTCGTCGGCAAGCAGGTTCTGGCTGTTGTGAAGAAGCAGCGGGACAAGTACGCCGAGGAGCGGGACGGCGACGGTGTCGCGCAGTTTAAGAACGAGGTCAAGGGCTTTAAGAATCCGTCCGAGGCTAAGGTCACGGTCGGAGCTAAGTCCGGAGCAGGTTCGCTTCTTCCGTAAGTAGTGGTGACGGTCGCTCAACCGGTAAAGGGTGACACACAGAAGGTTGGATTGCTAAGCACCTACCGTCCCATACTTTGACAGCTAAGGAGATAGGGTGGAAGATCTGGTTGGGAAGAGAAAGCTTTTCTTCCGGCTAGTCTTCGGGCAAAGTTCTGGTTACGTTTGTATAGCTGTCATGCAGGCTACTAACCGCAAGAATTTTAAAGAGCGGTTCTTTAAGTATCCTGACGACATTGATCCAATGGGTCAATACATCGAAGACAACTTTACAGGCAATAACATCTACTTCTGTCCGCAGCTATTTGTCGAACGTCGTAGAGAGAAGGGGACTGTCGGAGCAACACCTAACGTCTGGGCTGATCTCGATACTTGCGATCCAGATATTCTTCTGCTGAGGCCTTCGATCACCGTAGAGAGTTCTCCTGGTCGCTATCAAGGCTATTGGCTTCTTGATCCGATCTTGGATCCTGATGATGCGCAAGATATAGCTCGCCGTATTGCTTACAATCATGCTGAAGACGGTGCAGATAGGTCAGGCTGGGATCTGACTCAGCTGCTGCGTGTTCCGTTTACATACAACTACAAGTACGGTGAGGGTGCTACAGCCCCTATCGTTAAGCCTATCGAAGCGACTAAGACATACTATGAGAAGTCTGACTTCGATGTGTATCCTGAGACACCGGAATACCGACATATTGACATTAAGATGCCTGCTGCATCTGATATGCCATTTGCAACCGGTGAGGAAGTCCTTCAGTCTAGACGACAAGGATTGAATCCGCTAGTCTGGAAATATTTTACGGAAGAGCCCGCTGAAAATACTTGGTCCCAAATTCTTTGGAACCTGCATATGCTTCTCTTCGAGCAAGGCTTTAGTCGCGAGGAAGTCTTCCTTGTGGCTAGAGATTCGAAGTGTAACAAGTTCGCTCGCGATGGTATGCCAGAAGTAATGCTCTGGAAGGATGTCTGTCGAGCAGAGCAGCGTGCAATGGTTCATTCGCAACTGCTTCTTGCTACAGATCCAGAAGCTGTCATTCTAATGACCAATGAGGAAAAGGCCCTAGTCGATCAGGCTGGGCCTACTTTTGTCGAACGATATATCGAATGGGCAAGTGATCTAGGAGATGCTGCTCCGCAGTACCATCAAGCTGGTGCATTCATTATCCTGTCCGGCCTATTATGTGGTGATATCGAATTGCCTACATCGTTCGGTAAGGTGATCCCCAACCTGTGGTTTATGATTCTCGCGGACACGACGCTGACACGAAAGACAACGTCGATGGACATTGCGGTCGATATGCTTATGGAAATCGATGACAATGTTGTTATGGCTACTGACGGTTCACTTGAGGGTCTGTTGACAGGTCTTGCTGCTAGGGCAGGTCAGCCATCGATCTTCTTGCGGGACGAGTTCTCTGGTTTGCTCGAGAGCATGACTAAGAAGGACTATATGTCAGGTATGCCTGAGATGTTGACTAAGTTGTATGATGGGAAAATGCAGCGTCGAATGTTGCGAAAAGAAGAGATTAAGGTTGACAATCCTCGCTTCATTATGTTTGCAGGCGGTATTAAGAATCGCGTGACGACATTGATGAACATTGAGATGGTCAGTTCAGGTTTCTTGCCACGCTTCATCTTCATTACAGCTGAATCAGACATTACTCGTCTCCGTCCAATCGGGCCCCCGACCACACAGTCCACAGGCAATAGGCAAGCCATTGTCGCCGAGTTGGAAGATATCAAGGCGCATTATACTAAGACGCAAATGATTCATGTCGATGTCTTGAAGAAGGAGATCGAACGTAAATATATCTTCCAGGCAGAGCTAACCGATGAAGCTTGGATGCGATATAATCAATTGGAAACTAAGTTGCTGGAAGCTGGCCTGAAGCACAAGACGGCCGAAGCAATGACTCCTATTGGCGATCGTCTTGCGAAGTCCATTCTTAAGGCAGCAGTACTGATTGCCGCGTCGCGACAGAGAAAAGAAAATGTCGTAGTAGAATTGATTGATCTCCTCCGCGCTATGCGGTATGGCGAGCAGTGGCGATACTATGTTGAAGACGTTGTAGGCAACTTGGGTAAGTCGAATGCCGAGAGGCAGCTCGACCTTATTCTTGGCGCCATCGAAAGATCTATTACGGGTGTGTCTCGATCGAAGTTGATGCAGGCATACCACCTTGACTCTCGAGGTGCTACAGCTGCGTTTGAAACTCTGGAGCAACGTGGGTTGATTACAAGGTCCAAGTCCGGAAGAACTGAACTACTAATTCCAACAAGGGTGAGGTAAGGATGGTTGCATACACTACGGGCTTTATGGGCACCTTGCCTACGCCTGCTGCAGAATGGATTGGAGCTCATTCACGGGCAAAGAAGGCGAAGAGTATCTTCGTTCCCTTTGCGGGCAGCTGTAAGGCTATTCAGATGATGGCAGGACCTGATGTTCGTATCGAAACATGCGACACGCAAATCTACCCTCGGGCAATTATTGAAGGAGTGTTTGCCGCTCAGGAGGTAGAAACGAATGTTGACAAGCTTCGCTATACTAAGGGCTACATGTTTGAGAAGCGTCCTGTACAGTACATGGATGATCTGAGCGCAGGCTTTATCGATTGGGTCGGCAAGAATGGTACCTTGTTCGACAAAGCTTGTATTGCCTCAGCGTTCATTCGTAGTACGTTTATGGGACGTATGGGTCAATGGTCAACTAATCCAGAAGGTCTGTGGCGTAAGTTTGAATATGCTCGGACGAATAACAGTAACTGGATTAAGCAGCCAGGTACCTTTGTTCATCATGAAGGTTCTGCATTTGATAATCTGCCTAAGGGTCATATTGACTTTATGCAGCTCGATCCGCCTAAGGTTGTTTCTGGATCGGATGTGTATTCAGATCGCTTTATCGATCTGAATATTGCCCTTGGTGGACAAATCACTGAGCTGCCTAAATGGAACTGGAAGCAGAGCATGCCCGCTTTCAGACAGTTGATGGAACTTGATGTTGACTATATCGCTTTCGTGTACGTTACGGGAGTAAAGCCAACTAATGAAGCTGTCGAAGAGATGTTCCTGGATTATGGAACAGTAGAAGATCGACTCGAAGTTCCTCATAAGGGTCGTACTGATATTATTACGTTGATCAAGAAGGGATGAAATGAAGACATTGGCAATCATCCCCTGCACAAATCAGAAGGCTGACGAACCAATGAAGGCTAGAGATTTGTGGGTGGGAAGCCACTTCCAGTTTGTACTTGCCCATGCAGAATTGTTCTACGATAAGGTACTGATCATGTCGTACAAGTATGGACTTATTAGTCCTGACGATGTGATTGAACCTTACGACTATGATGTTCGCAATGCTTCCGCTGTGGAAAAGCTTAAGTGGTGGTGGGCATTGCGAGAGGACATCATTGAGGTATGTGCTGCAGAGGATAAGCCTGACCTGGTGGCCTTGTATACTGGCGGCTTTGAGCGTGATCGAATTATGCGAGAATTCGTTCGTAATGGCGTGCGGCAGGTTATTGTACCGTTTGAGGGACGCGGTATTGGTCAGCGCATGTCGCTTGTCTATG